GACGCCTTGGTCAACGCCGTGAAGAATGACCCTTACACCGGTGGGGGTGACATCTCCGTGACCAAGCTGATTGATGCACCAAGACGGCGCACTCTCAACCGCCAGTTCAAAGAGTTCGTGGTTGAGGATGTGTCCGAGCGCATCTGGTCCCTGCTTGGCCAGGCTGTCCACACCGTATTAGAGCGTTCAGAAACAACGGCTTTGGTGGAGGAGCGCCTGTACGCCGAGGTCAATGGCTGGCGAGTGAGCGGTCAGTTCGACCGTATCACTGTTGCCGATGGGGTTATGCAGGATTGGAAGCTGACCACCACCTACAAGGCTGACGGTGACAAGGGCTGGGAGCGTCAACTGAACCTGTTGCGCTGGCTTGCTCATAAAAATGACATACAGGTTGAGAAGCTGCAAGTCGTCGCCATCTTCCGCGATTGGAAGAAGGGCGAGGCCCAGCGTAAGCCAGAGTACCCACAGCGCAATGTCATGGTGATTGACTTGCCAGTGTGGTCTTTGGAGGAGGCGCAGAAATACGCCGAAGAGCGTGTCGGACTTCATCAGCTATCTGATGCGGGTGAAGAAGTCGAGTGCACCGAGGAAGAGCGTTGGTACTCAGGGACAACCTATGCCCTGATGAAAGATGGCGGCAAGCGAGCCAAGAAGGTGGAGGACACCATCGAGGCGCTTGGCGAAATCCCATCAGGTCATTACGTTGAGGAGCGACCTGGCACCAACCGGCGGTGTGAAGGTTATTGCGAAGTGGCTCCGTTCTGTAAGCAATACCAAGCATGGAAAAAAGCCAACTCAGATACGGGGGTAACAACAAATGATGTCGATTTTTGAGGCAGCCGAATACCTCGGCGTGAGCGTCTTTTCACTTCGCAAGCTAGCTCGCGAAAAGAAAATTCCAGCAGGTAAGGTGGGGCGTCAGTGGCGTTTTCGCAAGGACGACCTCGACTCTTTTATCCGCAGTCAGTACGGAGGTGAAGATGCTGTCGCCGTCTAACCCATTAGACATTCAGGTGGGCGGTGGTCACTACAAAGGCAAGGCAATTCAACCTGTGGAGTACATCCACGCGAACAACCTTAACTTTTTAGAAGGCTGCATCGTCAAGCGCATCACTCGCTGGCGCAACAAGCCCACAGCAAAGCGCTTCGAGGACCTAGAAAAAATCAAACACGAAGTCGATCTTTTGATCGAGATGGAAACGAGGTACAACAAACATGAATAACTTTCAACGCACCTCTGCATGGCTCAACGCGTGTGGCAAAGAGCGAAACGAACACAATGTGTCCGTTCAAATCGGTTGCCACATCGAGGAGTTTGTAGAGTTCCTGAGCGCTATCGAGGTCAATGTCGGCCAAGACACGAAGGACAGTGTCGTGATGGCGCTAACCGATCTGGCCAAAGGCTTGAAAGCTGGAGGCATCTGGTACGCACGAATCCCATACGGCCGTCGCGCCGATGTGTTGGATGCGCTGTGTGACAGTGAAGTCACAGGCAACGGCATCGCCTACTTAGCAGAGATGGAAAAGGACGCGGCTGATCAAGCTGTGCTCGAAGCCAATGAAGCGAAGTTGGTTGATGGCAAACCCGTCATCCTGCCTGGCGGCAAGATCGGAAAACCCGAAGGTTGGAAAGCTCCGAACTTATCAATGTTCGTATGACATTTGATGAGCAAGAAGAACTCTGGGCAAAGCAACTGCACGAGTGTCGTGTGAGGTTGGTCAATCGCGTTACCGAGGCGGTTGCCATCCCATCACCAGGCAAACGAACAGAGCTATACCAGAGCTGGAGAAAGTTGTACGGGGATGATGTGGCAAGAGAGTCAGCCAAGTATGCCGAAGGCGTGTTGGCTGGGAGGTTGTCACTTCATCCTCTCAAGAAAATGATTGGTCTATGAAACATTACATTGAAATCACTGTTCACTTTTTGACCTCAGTGCTTGCCGCAGTAGCCCTTGCTTTTTTGTTTGGTGTGTTTGCGCGTGTGCTGGTCGGCGCATTCTGCCTTGGGTATGGATGCAAATGAGTTACGAGAAAG